CTAGTAGTCCACTTGCAGAACGATATGGTAAAAGAACAGTAAGACAAACACAAGTTCAAGCCGCAAGAAAGAAACGTATAAATCGTATCTTAAAAGGCGGTGGAAGATAAATATAACTGATACTATCGAGAAACTACAGCACGCCAGGCGATGGTCAAGAAGCTGAGTGGTCAATCCGATAATGTATCTAAGAGTGTGTAGCTACACCAACTAAAGGAAAAATATGGCAGACTTTGATTTTTTAGAAGGTTTTGATATGGATGGCGATTGGGGTTTTACCTCAGTCAAAGAAAAACCATCTGAAGAGCAATCTAAACAAACAGAAACAGTAGTAAAACAAACCGCAGAGGGAACTGCCAAGGCAGTTTCTAGCGATATTGTAAATAAATTAGAGAGTAAACTAGATAAAGTTTTATCTTTAATTAATTCTACTAAATCAGCAGTAAACGAAAAGAATCAAACAGAATTAGATATTGCTAAAAAGCAAATGGATGATGAGTATGATTTAAGAAAAGATAATTTAGGCAAAGAACAAAAAGAAAAGTTTGCTCAGTTAGAAAAACTTATTATACCTTTACTAATTAAATTAGCAAAATCACCAGAAGCATACATACACTGGCCTAACAGAGCTCAAGTTATTGAAGCTCAAGTAAAGAAAATTATATCAATCACAAGGGGAAAATAATGAAAGATAATCTACAAACAAGTTTAACAACAATACTACATCATGAAGGTGGTTATGTAAATCATCCTAAAGATCCTGGTGGCGAAACAAATCTTGGCGTAACAAAAAGAGTTTACGAAGAATATGGTGGCAAAAAAGATATGAAAGATTTATTAGTTGCTGATGTTGCACCTATTTACATAGACAGATATTGGGGTAAAATGAAATGTGATGATCTACCTAGTGGACTAGACCTATGTGTTTTTGACTTTGGTGTAAATGCAGGACCAGGCAGAGCAGCAAAATTTTTACAAAGAATGATTGGCACTACGATTGATGGTGGTATTGGACCTAATACTTTAGCAAAAGTAAATGAGTATGTAAAAGAAAATACCATTGAAGAAACAATAGAAAAATATCAAACTATGAGACAAGAGTATTATGAGGGTTTATCTACATTTGATACTTTTGGCAAAGGCTGGACTAGACGAGTTGAAGAAACCACTAAGTTGGCGCTTGACTTAATCAAGTAAATCTGTTATAATTATATTATGAATCAAATGAATACTTTTTTAAAAGATAGGTACGACATGAAAACATTTAATCATGTTGACTTATCGTCCTTCGACAAAGACTTTAGTTTACCAGACGTAACCACTCAAACAATCAAAGGTAAGAGATTTTATATTACACCTGAAGGTAATAAGTATCCTTCGATTACCACAGTTTTATCCGATAGAAACAAAGACGGTATAGTTAAATGGCGTAAGTCGGTTGGTAATGATGTTGCTAATCAAATTATGCGATCAGCCGCAAGTAGAGGCACAGCACTTCATACTCTAGTCGAAAACTATCTAAACAATGAAGAACTATCAAAACAAGATGTGCTACCTGTCGCACTATTTACTATACTAAAACCTGAACTAGATAAGATAAATAATATTGTATTACAAGAAGGCGGCCTTTACAGCGACAAATGGGGAGTTGCAGGTCGTGTGGATTGTATAGCAGAATATGAAGGTAAACTTTCTGTTATAGATTTTAAAACCTCTTCAAAAGAAAAGAAAGAGGAGTGGGTAGAAAACTATTTTATTCAAGGTGCAGCTTATTGTGAGATGTACGAAGAACGATTCAAAGGAAAAATAGATCAAGTTGTAATTCTCATAGTCACCGAAGATGGTGCTACTCAAACTTTTATAAAAGATAAAAAAGATTATTTGCCTTTATTAGAACCTGCAATAAAGGAGTTCAATGAAAAATTTAAGACTGAGTAATTTTATGAAGTTTGCTTTCATAATTATTTTTTTTATGATTATTACAAAAGAAGTAAGATCAATACCTAATGCTGGACCTGAACTACCACCTGAAGCACCTGAACCTAATTACAATTATGAAGGTTTATTAGAACAAAGTATTCCCGTTTTTTGTGGCGTAACAGAATTTGTTTTAGATTCCTCTTCTAAAATCATGGGAGAATCACAAATAGCGATAGGACAAATTAGAAAAAATGGACAAGAATTTGGTGAACTTTTAGGTATATTATCTTTTGGACACAATGCCGAAAGAAATAGTGGCAGTTTTATAATGACAATGCCTGGTCTAGGACCTGATGGTTCAAACGTAAGTTGTATATTAGGTTATGGATTAGATTGGCAATTCTTTTACCATGATGGCACTAGAATACCACAAGAAAATTCTCTATGAAGATAATGAGAGTAAACAATAGGGACTAGGGGGCAGTACCCTACGCCTCCACCATAAAATTATGGGGGCGAAATAGGATCGACCGTTGACTAGAAATCGTATTGGAGAGGATAGTCGAAAGACTTAAAATTTATATAAACGCAAACTATAATAACTTTGCATTAGCGGCTTAGGTCGTTAGGGGTTAGCCAGTGCCTTGCAACAGAAACTGGCATTATATATAAGGAGATTATTATGTACGAAATATTTACCATTCTTTTACCAGTAGCGACTATATCTGCTTGTGCTTACGGCATAGGTTTTATGTCAGGTTGTGAGCAAACAAAAGAGATTTATGATCCAACAATTCGACAATCAGACCTTGACAAAGTTAAAAAAATATAGTATAATAGTATCATATGATAGTTACACCCAATAAATTTGCTTTACTAATTGAAGATATAGTAAAGACAAAAAGAATTAGTTATATAGACGCTATAGTCTTGTATTGCGAAAAAAACAGTATAGATTTATCTACAACTAAATCTATGATAAATAAAAATCTAAAAGAAAAGATAGCGTTTGAGGCGCAAGGTTTGAATATGTTAAAAGAAAAAACAGCAAAACTACCAATATAAAGTGAATGGTTTTGAAGTATATAAAATCTATTTGGCAATCAAACTCCACTTCACAAGTAAAAACCAATCTTACGACTTTCATAAACACAACGGTAGAACAACTGCAAGATTGGAAACCTTTACTAAAAGAAGGGATAGGTATTACTTTCATAGGCTTAGTAAATCTTATGACAATAAGTCTATTGTTAATTACTTCCTTAGTAATTTTGTTTCTAATACTAATCTATGGGTTGGCGACATCACTGGCAAAGCTGGTGATGAACATTATAAACAATGGTCTAAAAAAATAGAATCATTACATTATTATTATGAACAAGATATTGATTACATTATAGAAAGAATGACAACTAAAGATATAAAATTTAATGATTTATTTCTATCAGTAGGCGGTCAACACCCTACTATCATCAAAATGTTTCTAGCAAAAAAGATAAACTTTGAAACATTAATAATACTAGATGATATATTAAGATTCACTAAAAAATTAAATAAAGATATTACTGAAAAAGTATTATGGCCTAAACTATTTGATAGAATGAAAAGATATAAACCATTTTTGTCATATAATATTACAAAATATAAAATCTCATTGAGAGATAAAATGAAGGAGATATAATGAGTGAAGAAGGTAAACAAGTAAAGACACAAGTATTTACATTAGGTGAGATAATTCTTAAATTAGAAATGCCTGAACATTTTATTGAAGCTGTAAACAAGGCGATTGATGAAAGAGGTGATAGTATGCCTGACTGGAATCCTCAACTTGCAGGTAAAATCAAAAAAGAAAAATTACTTAATCCTATTTTAAATGATGATATAAAAGGTACCTTCATGATGTGTTTTCAAGAGTATATGAAAAGATCAGGCTCAGTATTAGTGAATACTCATCAGTTATCTTTAGACAATGTTTGGGTAAATGATATGTATGCAGGTGAATATAATCCTGCTCACTTTCATTCTAGTAAAAATAGTTTAGTAGGTTTATCATCAGTTTTATTTTTAAAAGTGCCAGATACTTATGGCGAAGAATATACAAACAATCATGAACCTGCAAATGGTCATTTAGAATTTATTGGTGGTAATCAACATTCGTTGTCAATGTCTCAAATGAGAATAAGTCCAAAAGTAGGAGACTTCTTTATATTCCCATATACATTAGTTCATGCTGTTTATCCATTTAGACAAACAGAACAAATGAGAAGAACATTATCATATAATTGTGATATATTACCGAAAGTATTAGTAAAACCAGTATAATGTCTAGAGCATTTTGTCCGCCAAAAAACAGGCCAAAAGCAGACATTGTGATGACACCAGTTTATCTGGCAAAAAATATTATTGAACATTATAAACCTACTGGATTTATACTTGACCCATGTAGAGGTGAAGGAGCATTCTATGATAACTATGATACAGATAACAAAGATTGGTGTGAGATAGATGAAGGTAAAGATTTCTTAGAGTATAATAAAAAAGTTGATTGGATAATTACAAATCCACCATGGTCAAAGATGAGAATTTTTTTAGAACATGGTATGAGAATTGCAGACAATATAGTTTATCTCACTACTATAAATCATTATACAACAAAAAGAAGAATAAAAGATATGAAAGAAATGGGATTTGGTATCAAAGAATTTTATTGTGTTAATACACCTACAAAACCTTGGCAAGGAAGTGGTTTTCAATTAGGTGCAGTTCATACAAAGCGTGATTGGAATGGTCCGATTACAATGTCATATGAAAAGATGAAGGAGAAAATATGAGTGTATGCCAAAACTGTGGATACGAGCATGAGGGTACTCTTTGGAAAGAGTTTACCGATGGTGATGGTTTACCGATTATGATAGAAGTTTGTAAAAATTTTGTAGCACAGCTTGACAAAGGTCAACAAATGTGTTATAATACAGATAATGCAAAAGAAGAATAATTACCTTCTTTTTATAGTGCAAGGAAGAGGTCTTTACCAGAGGATCGAACTTGACTGTTTAGGGGTTGCACCCAGGTTTGTAGTCTTACCAACTGTGAATCACATACTCGGCAGAGTAAAGCAGGTTGTGGGGGTAGATGGATATGGTATCCGGTCTCTCACTTGTGGGTAAATCCTAGTCCCACCTATTTCGCATTATAAATAATTATGTCGATTAATACAGACACATACAATAACATACAATAAAATATACAAGGAGATACAATTATGAATACAAG